AAAGGCGCTCGCGGTCAGCGCGGACCTTGTTGAGGCGGCTGTGAATTCGTTTGATGAACTGCTTGCGCTTGCGGCCCTTAAGTTCCTCCTTGAGGAGAGACTCGCAGACGGCTTCGTCAGCCTCGCGCAGTTCGTCGTTCAGTGCCAGCCACGAGAGCAAAGCTGGGTTGTTCACTGGTTTCTTCATTGTGTTGCTCCTATATGAAAAAGACCGGCGGAGACGAGAGGGAGGTAGACTCGTCTTGGATCCGCCGGCTGGGAAGCGGTCAGTACTTGCGAGCTGCGCGCTTGGCTACAGGCTTCTGAGCGGCACGGCTGCCACGCTTCGGAGGCGGGGCAACTTCTTCGTCATTCGGCTGGTACGGGAAGTCGATGGTAGACTTGGCTTCCTCGTGACGCTTCATGATGGCGCCCATGAGCTCGTCAGGCAAGTTTATGATGGGTTCGAAGACCACCTTGAATTGGCTCTTCGGATCCGGCACGACTTTGACCTTGGTGACGATGCCGAAGGGCGGGCGACGCAGGGCACCAGCCACCTGCTTGACGAAGCTGGCGTAGCCCTTGACCGAGGTGACAGGCAGCTTCATGAAGCCGATGGCCGTGGATTCGAAGTGCTCATCATCTTCAATGAGCTCGAACTTGCCAGCCTGGTTGAAGGTACCGGCTGGAATCAGCGCCAGTCGGCGGGTGTTGCGGCAAGCCTTGCCCCGGCCAGTATCTGCCGAGCCCCACTCATTCATCTCGCAGCCGTCGCACAGGCCAGAGGCGCCGCACTGTTGGTTGCCTGCATCGATGACGATCTGATGGGGAGCCAATGTCTTCTCTTCACGGCCGAACGCGAAGCACATCGGGCCTTGAGGAGTATCTGGATCATACTTGCCTTCGTAGAAAACATTCTCCAGCACCGAGTCCAGGATGATGACGGCCATCTGGTTGTTCGGCAATGGAGCATCTTGCCAGCTGAGAATGCCGGACTTGAGACTGAAGAACTGACCGCCGCCGGTGTTGGCTTCCATGCCAGCTGCGACTTCAGCTTGCTTGGCGAGCTCTTCGTCCCATTTGACGAGGGCGGTGGTCTTGGATGCTGCGGGTTTCTTTGTAGCCATGATAATTCCTTCTTAGTGGTTAGTAACGAGGACTGCCTGGAGAAATAAATCAGCAACCACGAGCCAGGCCCCGAAGCTGCTGAGTGACGTTACAACTTTTTGACCATCAAATCTTCGTTGGTGAATGATTCACCAGGCTGCAAGGTAACAATGGTGCAAACCTCAATTTCAGTCAATGAGAAGTGATCGACGATATTGACACAGAACTCGCGCAGAGTGTATTTACTCGCTGCTCCGAACCGGTTTCCAATTTTGAGTCGAATTGAGAATTTCATGATCAGACCTTATTGATGGAAACGGACACCGCATTAAAGTGTTCCACGCCAGGAATCTCCTTGCCTGCTTCCCAACGCTCCTTGATGGCCGTGTCAGTCAGTCGCTTCTGCATGAGGTCGAACGAACCGGTCTTCTTGACGTACTTGTAGAAGGCATCCCAGTCCTTAACCTGAGGAACCTGCTTGGTCACGACAGTCACTCGTGCCAGCTTACCAGCCACACCAGACGCCTCAGACTTCGGCAGGTTCTCGATGATATGATTCTTGAGTGCCTTCTCTTCGGCCTCAATATCATCGACTTTCTTTTGCTCGGCCAAACGCTTGTTGCGCAGCTCGAACAGTTTATCCGCGCAGGCGCCCATCGCCTTGGGAAACTTGTATTTGACTTCAGTTGCCATGTGATACTCCTCAGCAAGTTGCGATCAGTGGTTGACCGTGGTTAAGATTCTAGAGTGAGAATTCGAGCTTGTAAACACCTATTTTCAACTAATGTTGAATTAAGTTCGAGGCGCCCAAGTCCAAGATGGCCAGATCGATCACAGCACGGATGGTAGGACCCACGATAGTCCGATCGCCAGCATAGTGGCATGACCACGTGCGCTGCCAACCTTCCGTGGTGAGTTGATCATGCGCCACGACGCAGAGTCCGTACTCATCGATGGCATTGAGCCGAACTGTATCATCGACCATCACAGGTCTCGTGGATCGCGGAAGCCAAGGAACACTGGGAAGCGTGGTTTCTCTTTGACCCCGGTCGGCTGCGATTTGTATTTCACCAGCTTGCCGACTAAGTTGGCGCGAGCCGCCCAAAGTACTTGACGCTGATCGGAAGTGAAGCCGGTACCGATGTCGAACTCCACACCTGTCTTCACATCTCGCACCTGCAAGGCACCAAGCATCTTCTTGCCCATCTTGTTGGCCTTGTGACTTGACCGCTCCAGTTGGCCAAGTTCATTGCGCTTCGCTTCGTTTCCGTTGTGCATGAGTTCCGTGACGCCGAGCACCTGCGCCTCAGCGTCTTCAAAGCGCTTGACCTTGAGCAGCCAGCCCTCTTTGGCCGTCGACCGACCGTGTTTGTATGGGCCATCTGGAGCGCGCAGCATGACGCCTTCGTAGCCCATCGCTAGGTAGTCCTCTTCAAACTGGCTAAGCTGTGCAGCATCAAGAATTTCATTGTGCACTACATTAACCAGTCTCTTCTTTAGCCCACCGGATTTATTAACTTGGTGCTGAACCGCAAATAGTCGTCGGGCGAATGGGTAGTTTGATAGAAAGTCATCAAACACATGGAAATACACGTCAGGTTCACCCTCGATGCTCATGACGCCCGAACTGGTCTGCTGGAAGACGTCCTTCGCAGTGGGGGAACCGACGATCAGCTCGCCATCGAGGCCGTTGTACGAGCCCAGACCGAACAGGCGCTGCACGTGCTTGTTGGGCAGCGGCTTGAGACTACGCCCGCAGGCCACGCCATCGATGATGAGGCAGCGAATACCGTCCAACTTGGGGCTGAGCAGCGCAGGTAAGCGGATGAGCTCGCCAGCAGGCGAGGCAAGCATGGGTTTCATTGTGGTTTCCTTTCTCCAGTTTCATAGGCCTCGCGGCCGTCGAGCGCATGGTGCACCCAGACATCGTGCTCCTCGTCGTATGTTGGTTTGCACCAGCAGTTGCCGTTAGTTGCGTGGTCTCGTAGATCGTTGAGTGGCACGACATGCACGCCACCGTAGTTGCAGGTCCGACCTTGGTTGCAGTTGCCATTGCAGCTCATTAGGTTACCTTTCCAACCACAAGAATGTATAGATCGCGAGCCACCTCAGCTGGTGGGACACCAGTCTTCTTGGCGATGTTCTCCACCTGCAGGGCCAAGCACTCAAGCGCGAAGAGCTGATCGCCTTCAAGACTGATCGTGCCGCAAATCTCATCGCCGCGTTGGCTGAAGGTGGTTCGCATCCTAGGCATGGCCAGAACCTCCGCAGGCCGCGCAAGGCAGGTCGATTGAGCTGAACCCATGGCTTTGCTTGACCTTGCCCGTGCCAAGGCATTGAGGACACGGTTTGGGCGCACTGGCTTCAGCATGGGCTGCCTTGTACAATCTTATAAGTCTTGAAAACTCAACGGCGTCGCCTCCTTTATCGGGGTGGTGGATAGAAGCAAGTCGTCTCCATTCAGCTTTTACTTCCTCAGGTGTAGCCTTAGTAGCAAGGCCGAACTTTTCAAGCGCGGACATTTTGCAGTTTCTTGTAGAATTTGCCTACTTTGAGAATCTCATCCGGAGTTGCAGATGACTTAATCAAGTTTGCTTTGAACGACACGATGATTACGTTGCCTTTCACGTACCCAAGTTCAGGAACAATCCTGTCTAGAGTAGGTGTAGTGTCGCAAGGTTTTCCGCGCCCTGGCTCAAATGCGAACCCAAATACTGGGCAGTGAGTAGCAAGTGGAAGATCATTTCTTGTAATATCAAAAGGAAGGCCCAAGTCCTCAGCCCGTCTTTTAGCTCTAGCCACCATATCTGAACGATAATCTGCGCGCCGATATTCGGCGACCTTCTTGCGAAATTCAGCTTTAAACTTTGGATCTGAGTTGTATTTTCGACGGCGCTCGGCATGGACTACTAACTGCTTTGCCCGTTCCTTGGCTTTTCTGGCGGCAAATTTCTCCGGCGTTAACCAATAAGCATGGCCAGCGAGTCGACCTGATTTAATCAGCTGCCATAGAACCATCCCGTCTTCACGCACAAATCCACGTTTCATGGTAATCTCCTCGATAATTTACCATTATACGATGATGATTTGTGCGTGTAAACTCACAGCAGCCCCCAGCCGAACATCAGGCCAGTCCAGATGAGCTTCAGGGTCAATCCAAGGAGAGGCATAGCCAAAGCTACTACGGCAGCGCCGCCGAGCCACCAGAGGACCTCCTTGGCATAATCCCGCCAGGTCCAGAGATAGCGGCTGCGCTTCATGCTTCACCCCGCTCTTTGAGGATCGACATGCCAGCATAGACGATGGCTCCAAGTACCTCGGTCTCGAATGCTTCATCCTCACGCTGGTGAGCGGCCTCTTCCAACTTCTTGGCGGCCTGGCCGGTCAGGAACCCGCGTCCGTGCATCTTGGCGTAGTGGGTCCAGGGTTGCTCGAGGAACGGGGTAACATTGCCACCATGGCGCTCACCCTTGCCGTACATGGCCTGCTCAATGGCCGCCATGAAGATTGGGTAGAGCGGGTGTTCTTTGGCCTGGGCTTCAATGAGCTCAGCCTTGGTCGACTCGGTAACTTTAGTGGTCTTGCGTTGCATCGAGAATCTCCTTGAGTGAGGGCATGACATGAAGCAGGGCGTGACGGCACATGACCGCAATTTCCCGATGCTCCTTCTGGGTACCGTTGCCTGCTCGCAACTGAATGTAGTGGATCCAGCTCCTCACCGAGCCTGCCATGTAGAGGCGTGATGGTGTCAAACCTTCAGGCAGGACAGCACGAGCCACTTCCTTAGCAATTCCTTTCGCCAGAGCTGCCTCATAAGCAAGTTGAGTTTGACTGGCAATGAGGCTTTGCTTATTCTGCCACCACGCTTGCAGATCTGTGTCATTCACATCGATGCTTGCTTGGCGGTTCTTAGCATCCTGCATCCTAGCCTCACGTAGTATCGGTTCAGCATCGACCTCGGCGTAGCGCTGACTGAACTCTTGGAAGGAGAAACTACGGTGGCGCAGGATCTGTCGAGCGATGTCGCGGGTCGTGGTAATCTCGATGACCGCATGGGCCATCTCAAAGGGAGACCAGTGTTGGTTGCGGACTAGGTAGTTCAGCAGACGTGGAGCAGTCTCGTGGTTGGCTTGGTTGCCCGGGTTCGAGACCCGAGCGCAGTAGGCAACCAGCTCCTCGCCCGTCTGCACGCCTTCCAGCTCCAACGGCTGGGTGAATGCGATCAGACGGACTTGGCTCATTCTGCTTCTACCTTATCGGACTCGGCGCACAAACCATTGATGAACTCGAGCAGATCAGCCTTGGACACAGGCACTTCAACCTCCTCAATCTCGACGTCCTTCTTCTTGCAGCCGATCAGCTCGACCAGTTCTTCCCGCTTGTTGCGAGCATCGGCTTGGGTGCTGCCGTAGCGCTTAGCACCGGGTCCTGTTACGAGATAACAACGCATGTGAAACTCCTTGCTTACATTGAGGTGAAAAGAAAGGAGACCGAAGTCTCCTATCCATTGGACAGCTTGCTTATGCAGCTTCCTTGATGCCGGCTTCCAGGGCCTTGAGCAGGTCAGCCACAACCTTCTTGGTGGCCTTGTTTTCTTCGACCTTGTTGGCTTCCTTGCAGTCCTTGATGATGGACAGGACACGCTTGGTTTCAGCTTTGGTGGCATTCTTCTCGGTCTTTTCGACGAGGGCGGCGACTTTCGGATCTTCGAGCAACTTACTCATGTTGAACTCCTTCAGGTGGTTGAGTGAGCTTCGGGCTTGTCCCTCAGCAGGTTAGATAATACAGTCCAAGCGGACTATAGTAAATATGTGGTTTCAATTATTTGGCTAATATTTATCCGCCGGTCTTAATCCAATGATGTCCCTGTTCGGTGTACTCCTGTCCAAGACCGGAACCGAGCTTGCCAATACCTGGGCCAAGTGTGAAACAGGTCTTGCACATACAAGCCCAAGGACCTTGGACAGTCTTGGCGTCGTAGAACACTTCATGGATTGGACCGTCACAAACTTCGCAGAACCCAGGAACTGGGCTTAGCCAACGTTTCACTTCACTCATTTTGAATCTCCTCAGCAAGGTTAGAGCGGCCCGGTTTCCCGGGCCTTGGTTTAGATTGGATAGGCGATCTGAATGTCAGTGAAGTCACTATTCGCGACGTCCTCTGGCCGGGCAAGTTCTTCACGGTTGTGAAGACTGATGACGCGGAATCCCTCGCCTTTAAAATTGCCAATCAGCGCGGCCTTTACGCCGGTGCGCGTTGTTACGATTGTGGCGCCGTGTTTGCCGTTGCGCGTGGCGAAGAACTGTTTGGTTGCGTGTGCCATTTGAATCTCCTCAGCAAGTCCGGTCGAGCGTTGACCGTGATTAGATTCTAGTGTGGACTTGCTGAGTTGTAAACACCTATTTTCAATATTTTGCAACTTTTTTACCGGTCTGCTTCATACCCCAACTCTCAAGGTGCTGAACCGCAGTTTGAGGAGTCCCCTTCATTGCCCAGTGGTCAAGGTTCCGCACAGCGTAGTAGCGACCCTGGGACCCATCGGTCAAGCGAATCGGCTTGCCGTTGCAGATCTGATGGAGCCCAGCCCGTGCCAGCTCGCGGCCCAGACCGTTGGCTGTAGTCCCTGTCTTCCCTGACGGATCGTAGAACTGCAGCAGCTCCTTCGAGGTAAACAGCTCCTTGGTAACCGGCACCTCACCAACCCGCAGCACGTAGTCCGGAGTCGCCATGAGCTGGCGCACCCAGCCGGCCAGGTCGGACTGCACGTTCGCGATCATGCGCTCCTTGGCCGCTGTCCTGAAGGCAGGTGCTGCCGGATTGAAGTCGCCAAGGTCTAGGTTCAGCAGGTAATGGAACACAGCCGCTGAGCCACCGGTGTCCAGCCACAGGTCGTAGTTCATGTAGAACTCCTCGTCCATCGGCCCGACTCGCACCTCGTGGATGAAGAAGCGGCGGTCATCGTCTTCCAGGAAGAAGCTGTCTGGGTGGTTGGCCGTGAAGAAGTAGTTGATGCAGTCAGGCACGACGTACGTGGGCACGTACTTGCCATTGACTCGGAGCTCTCGCTGCGTGATGAGCTTCTTGAGAAAGTCGGCGTCGGCCCGCTTGTTCGACCCAGTCACGTCGTCCCCCATGACGAACTGCTTGCCCTCAGCCCACTCATTGAAGCTGTTATGCAGGTCCATCTGACTAATCTCAGTGAAGTTCTGTCCATAGATCCGGCCCAGCGTGTAGCCGATCAGTGACTTGCCGGTGCCGTGCCGAATGCCGTGCAGGACTGAGGAGCTGAACAACTTCGTCCCTGGATGCTGAAGCGGGTAGGCACACCAGCGCAAGAACCACTGCATGGCCTCCGGCTCGACATTCGTGAAGATGTGCTTGACCAGCTCCAAGAACGGGGACACATCGTCCTCGATCGGCTGAATACCCCAGCCTGGCCAGATGTTGAACATGGGGCGCGGCTCCTGCACGAAGCGCTCAGCACCTGGTTGGTACGTGAGCTTCGTGACCTCCGTGCGGAGTGGCCACTTGAGCCAGGCAGCAGCTGCTGAGACGGTCTTGAAGGAGATGGAACCATCGGGCTTCAGTCCACGCTCCTGATAGTTGAGCGGCGCCTGCAGGTGCTCCTTGAATGCAGATGGGCTTGCTTTGAACCGCGTACCCTGGTCCACGATCAGGCCGGGGTCCTGCACATAGACGTACTTCTCATTGAGACTCCAAAGCGGCTTCGTCAGCCCCAGTGGCTCAGCCTCAGCCAGCAGCTGGCGGAACATCTCGACAGCGGACGGCCCAGCATGCACGAGGAAGTCGTCGAGACCTACCTTCTCGAGGCCGTGCAGCTGCGGCAGGCTGATCAGGTGCACGAACGCGCCGCGACGATGGAGCTCCTCAGCTAGCTCCCTGAGTGCCGAGCAGACCATGGGGTTTGAGGTGTAATCCGAGTCGAAGCAGATGTAGACGTTGCGCTTCACCCACTGCACGGGGTCGAGGCTCGGCAACCAGGTCAATCCCAGCTTATGGCTGCGCCAGTTGTACACGCCACCCAGACCGATGGTAGGGAAGCCCTCCTTACAGGCCTTGGCTGCCTTGAGTTCACCCTCGGTGAGAATCAGCGGCTTGTCGGTGTCGCCAACAATCTTCGTCCAGTCTTGGTTGCCTGGATAGTAGGCAACGGGCGCGGTGTTCGGCTCCTGCACGTAGCGGACCTGCTTCTTCTCAGTCATTGCAGAAAAGTCGGTCGGGGTTTCTAAGTAGCGAAGCCGATAGAAGGGCTTGGCTCCTGGCCAGTCAGGCAGTGGGTGGCCGTGATGATCGAGGTAATCGAGGCGCAAGCTGCAAAGCGGCTTGAAGGCAGGATGCAGGTTGCTGACGGCGATGGCGCCGAGGCATGTGATGCCGAGTTGCTTAGCATCGTTGAGTGTGAGTCCGGAGGTATTCAGTTTGGCCTCGCCTAGGGCGAGCGCTTTCTGGTCGGCGGTTGACGCCGTCTTCTTGGATCGTGTTGCCAATTCGGGTTCCCCTTCACAACTGTCATCTTATGGCTACCCTCAGCAGCTAGCCTCTTCGCATCTTGCGCTCAGCCGCAAGTAAAGGTGTCCGCTCGACGGCCATCTTGCTGAGGGATGATGACGTGGGACCCGAGCGCTAGGCGCTTTAAGGAGACACGGCGAGTCGAGCGGACGAGAGGACTATAGTTCGCGCGAACTGTCTTGTAAACAGGTGGTTAGAGACGTTGAACCGTGATGACGTCGTCGTTGTGCATGAAATAGGCTACGCCTCTTCCCTTTGAGATAGCAATGCGGATCGTCATCTCGGCTCTGCCAACTAATTTTGGCAGTTCGTCGTAGCCCTTTACTATTCGTTGCTCTCCACTTGTCCGCCATGTGACTTGCATGTCTGGCTTTCTGGCCGCCCAAGACGCCTTCATTGCTTCGCGCGCCCTGGCCCCTCGTTCTGGATCTGCCCAAAAAGATCCTGGCCCTGATGATTGTTTGGGCTCCACAATTAGTTGAAGAGATTTGATTGCAAGCTGCAAAGCTTCGCGCTTCTTTGGGCCAAGCGCTTCCACAATTTGTGACAGTGCTTGAACCGGTGTTGGAATTTGTTCCATGATTATGCTCCTAAGTGGTTGACGGCGTTGCCATTCTAGTATGTGTAAAGTAACTAGTAAACAGATTATGTGGTAACTAAGGACCCGCTACAGAATGCTACACACTACAGCCGGTTCCTATACTAGAATCTCTCTATTATAAAGGATATTATCTACTCTCTCTCTCTAGAAGAGACGGAAGAATAGAATCTGTAGCATGTAGCTAGTAGCAGCCCCTAATAGAATCAACAACTTAGGCACCACATTTCGCTACAATATGCGCTACGCCGGCGCCGTTGTGTAGTTTGCTCCCATAAGTGTACGCGGCGTCCGGATCGTGGTATGCCGGTTTACACACGATGGGATTCAGTTTATGATCCGTCCATCCCTGAAACGCATTCAGGAAACCACATGTGGAGATTGGAATATGGCGGTTGGTGGTGCTCGACCAGGAGCAGGGCGTAAAAAGGGCACGCTTGCGAAAGTGACGGCCAAAGCCCGTGAAGCTGCCATGGAAACTGGATTGCTTCCCCATGAGTGGTTGTTGAAGGTCAGCCGCGGTGAAGGCATCGAACACAAAAGGTGGAAGATTGTGTACGACAAGAACGGCAAGGAGAAGGGTCGTGAACTCATCACTGAAGAAGTTTACGCTGACTTCCCCACGCGCCTTGATGCTGCGAAAGCGGCGGCTCCGTTCTATGCCCCCAAGCTCGCTGTGCAGACGGTCTCCGTCAACAGCAACTCTGACGCTGTAGCCAACACGTTGAAGGACATCGCGGAGAAGCTGCCAGTATGACAGTCGCGCTCGCCCACCAAAAGGATGTTGCTCGTTGGTACCCACTGACTGAGCATCCTGTGCAAGCAGAACTGGTCAATGATCAAGTGCGCTTCAAGGTGGTGCCAGCTGGTCGCCGGTCTGGCAAGACCGAACGCGCCAAGCGCTTTGTCGTACGTGAAGCGATGCGGGACCCGATGCCGTACTTCGTTGCAGCTCCCACTCGGGACCAAGTCAAGCGCATCTACTGGCAGGACCTCAAACGTCTGTGCTTCACCTCCGTGCTCGGCGACCGCTCAGTCAGCGAGTCAGAGCTCCAGATCCGCCTCCCCAACGGCAGCACGATCAGCCTCATCGGCCTCGACCAACCACAGCGCATGGAAGGCGTATTGTGGGGTGGCGGTATCATCGATGAGATTGCCGACGTCCGTGAAAATGCGTGGCAGGAGAACATCTCGCCAGCCCTCGATACCTTCAACCCAGAGCGCCCTGACTATCGTCCTTGGTGCTGGTTGATCGGTGTGCCCGATGGTCTCAACCACTATTTCGAGATGGCTGAGTACGCACGCACCTCGAACGACCCGGACTGGAAACTCTACACCTGGAAGTCAGCAGACATCCTTCCACCTGACGTTATCGAAGCTGCCAAGCGCCGCATGTCGCCCCGCCAGTATCGTCAGGAGTACGAGGCAAGCTTTGAGACGGCCTCAGGGCGCGTCTACGAGGACTATAGCCCAGCGAACTACACGACTGAGACGATCAAGCCACACGAGCAGCTGATGTGGCACCATGACTTCAACTTTACGCCCATGAGCTCAGGCATCGGTGTGCGACGTGGCCAAGACTTCCTGATCTTGGATGAGATCATTCTGACCAGCGCGACGTCTAGGCAGTCGGCTCTCGAGTTCGTGGAGAAGTACAAGAACCATCAGAACCGCAAGGTCATTGTGTATGGTGACCCAGCAGGCCGAGCTGGTGAGAAGCACGGTCACGCCTCAGACTACACCGAGATGGAGCAAGTGCTGCGCGCCAACAACTGGGTGGTCGAGCGTAAGGTGAAGAACGCAGCACCGGCCATCAAGGACCGGCAGAATGCCGTGCGCGCCAAGATTCGCAATGCCAAGGGTGAAGTCAGTCTGCTCGTGAATCCTAAGCTGGCTCCGTACGCGCACAAAGGCTTGGCTACCGTGCAGATCAAGAAAGGTAGCACCTTCCTCGAAGAGGATAGCGACTACCAGCACATCACTACGGCCATCGGCTACTGCATCGACTACGAGTGGCCCATCACCATGAAGAAAGACATTCAGGTTGCGCCCGTGGCCACGGTCAATCATTTCAACAGGAAACCATAACATGACACGCACAAAAGCCGAACGCCTGGCTGCAATCCACCAAGAAGCTCTGGTCGAGTTCGACAAGATCCAGTCTGCCTTGCGCGACGAACGCCTGCAGTGCCTGCAAGACCGCCGCTTCTACTCGATTGCTGGTGCCCAGTGGGAAGGTCCACTTGGTGACCAGTTCGAGAATAAGCCGAAGTTCGAGGTCAACAAGATTCACTTGGCCGTCATCCGCATTATCAACGAGTACCGCAACAACCGCATCACCGTCGACTTCGTCAGCAAGGAGGGCAAGGAATACGACAAGCTCGCTGATTCCTGCGACGATCTGTATCGCGCTGATGAGCAGGACAGCGTGGCCGATGAGGCCTACGATAACGCCTTCGAGGAGGCGGTTGGTGGCGGCTTCGGTGCTTGGCGTCTGCGCACCGCGTACGAGGATGATGAGGACCCAGAAGATGAGCGCCAGCGCATTCGCATCGAACCTATCTTCGACGCAGACAGTTCCGTGTTCTTCGACTTGCAGGCCAAGCGCCAAGACAAGGCTGATGCCAAGAAGTGCTTCGTCCTGACGGCCATGACGCCAGGTGCCTACGAAGATGAGTACGGAGATGATCCATCTTCGTGGCCGAAGGAGATTCACCAATACGAATTCGACTGGTCGTCTCCGAATGTCGTCTTTGTGGCTGAGTATTACCGAGTCGAGGAGACCAACGAGCAGGTGCAAGTATGGGAATCGCTTGATGGCGAGGAGTCGCGCTACACCGATAAGGACTTTGAGGACGACGATGCCCTTGAGGAGAAACTCTTTGCCATTGGCAGCAAACTGGTTCGCACCAAGAAGATCAAGAAGCGCCGTGTACATAAGTACATCCTATCCGGTGGCAAAGTGCTTGAGGACTGTGGCTATATCGCCGGCAGCTGCATCCCCATTGTGCCTGTCTATGGCAAGCGCTGGTTCATCGACAACGTCGAGCGCTGCATGGGTCACGTACGTCTGGCCAAGGATACCCAACGCCTGAAGAACATGCAACTCAGCAAGTTGGGTGAAATCAGCGCACTCTCTTCGGTGGAGAAGCCCATCTTGACGCCAGAGCAGATCGCTGGCCACCAAGTTATGTGGTCCGAGGACAACGTCAAGAATTATCCTTACTTGCTGATCAATCCCATCATGGATCTGAATGGCAACCAGCAGACCAGTGGACCAGTTGCTTACACCAAGGCCCCAATGATCCCGCCGGCTATGGCAGCTCTGCTTCAGATCACAGACCAAGACATGCAGGCACTGCTTGGCAACCAGGAAGCTGGTGAGCAGATGCAACCGAACATTAGTGGGAAAGCAGTTGAGTTGATCCAAAACAAGCTGGACATGCAGACGTTCATCTACATGAGCAACATGGCCAAGGCCGTGAAGCGTTCTGGTGAGATTTGGCTCTCCATGGCCAAGGACGTACTGGTTGAGCCGAACCGCAAGATGAAGGGCATTGGTGTCCAAGGTGAGATGAGCACAGTTGAGTTGATGCGGCCAATGGTCAACAAGGAAACTGGCGAGATGGAGACTGAGAACGACCTGTCCAACGCCAAGTTCGACGTCGATGTGCAGGTTGGCCCATCGAGTTCCAGCAAGCGAGCTGCCACAGTACGTGCCCTGACTGGCATGATGGCCATCACACAGGATCCTGAGACGACACAGGTATTGCAGGCCATGGCCATGATGAACATGGAAGGTGAGGGCATCAGTGAGGTACGTGACTTCTTCCGCAAGAAGCTCTTGAAACTCGGCGCCGTGGCTCCGACTGACGAAGAAGCTCAGCAGTTGGCAAATGCTCAAGTGAATGCACAACCTGATCCGAATACGCAGTACTTGCAAGCAGCAGCTGAGGAAGCTTCAGCCAATGCTACTCAGGCACGGGCCAAGACTGTCCTCACAGTGGCGCAGGCGGAGGAAACCAAGGCCAAGACCATGAAGACATTGGCAGACATCGATGCAGGTGAACAACAGCAAGCCTTGGAAGTCATCGATCGCTTCGGCGCCCAACCACCTGCACAACCAGATACCACCGTTGTGGCAGTTCAAGCGCCACAGCAGTGATTACGCGGCATCCACCCAGCCGCTCGATTGGGTGAGTTAGAACGGGGTATGACATGAGTAAACAGGCAGAAAAGATCGACGAGCAACAGACTGATGTGGAGTTAGATGACCAGAAGGGCACGACCCAGGACGAAGGTGGCCAAGCCACTGACACCAAGGAGACTGACCAACCGGCCGATACTAGCGTCACTGAAGAAGTTGTGGTGTCGATTGGTGAGGAACCGCCACCTCAAGAAGAGCAGGCCCAAGCACCTGAGTGGGTGCGCGAACTACGTAAGAAGAATCGTGAGGACCAACGTCGTATCCGTGAACTTGAAGAGCAGCTGAGGACCACCAAGGAGGCGGAGACCAAACCTGCCACTCTCGGTAAGAAGCCAGCTCTTGAAGATTACGACTACGATGCTGAACGGTTCGAGCAGGAACTAACTGCTTGGCATGACCGTAAACGGCAGCATGATACCGTTGCGGCCAAGGCACGTGATGCTGAAGAGGCTGCGCAGACTGCTTGGAAGAAGAAGCTCGAGACCTATGGCACAGCTAAGACTGAGCTCAAGGTTAAGGACTTCGATGACGCCGAGGCGGCACTGCAAGACCACCTGAGTGTTACGCAACAAGGTATAGTCATACAAGGAGCGGAAAATCCTGCGTTGCTCGTCTACGCGCTCGGGAAGAACCCGAACAAGGCGAAGGAGCTTGGCTCAATCACAGACCCCGTGAAATTCGCTTTCGCGGTAGCTAAACTGGAGACTCAATTGAAAGTTACCAACCGCAAAGCACCGCCACCTCCTGAGAAGACTGTCCAGGGAACCGGCGGAACGTCAGGAAGTGTGGACTCAACCCTCGAGCGACTGCGCACTGAGGCCGAGAAAACCGGTGACTACACCAAGGTCACGGCATATAAACGGCAGAAGCGCCAGTCCGACAAGTAATCACATCTCATATTAAGGAGCTTCAAAATGGCAAATGCCTTTAGCAAAGAAGAACGCGTAGCGTTCGAAGACATCCTGGAAGGTTTCCAGGACGCTCTGGTTCTCTCCCGCAATGTCGCGGTCTACAACACCGACCAGACGATGATGGAGCGCACCAACAACGTCATCTGGCGTCCGCAGCCCTACGTTGCCCAATCGTTCGATGGCACCGATCAGACTGCCAACTTCCAGAACATGACCCAGCTGTCGGTTCCGGCCACGATCGGCTTTAACAAGTCGTCCCCGTGGATCATGACCGCCACCGAGCTGCGTGATGCACTGCAAGAAGGTCGTCTCGGCGATGCTGCCAAGCAGAAACTGGCCAGCGACATCAACGTGGCCGTCATGAACGTGGCTGCTCTCCAAGGCACCTTGGTGGTCAAGCGTACGGCCGCTGCGTCGGGTTTCGACGACGTCGCTCAGTGCGAAGCCATCATGAACGAACAGGGCGTCCAAGCCTTCGATCGTTACCTGGCTCTGTCCACTCGTGACTACAACGGCATGGCCAACAACCTGGCTGGTCGTCAGACCATGACTGGTAAGCCGGTCACTGCCTACGAGAAGGCCTACGTCGGCATGGTGGCGTCGTTCGACACCTACAAGCTCGACTATGCCAACCGCATCGCCGCAGCTGCTGGTGGCGCAGGCATCACCATGAGTACGCTGGACGGTGGTGGTAACTACTACACCCCGGTTGCAACGCGCGTGGCTGCCACTGGTGAGATGAGCAACGTTGATAATCGCTACCAGACTATCACCGTGTCTACGACTGCCAATGTCGCGGCTGGTGACTGCTTCACTGTTGCGGCTCTCGATGCTGTGCATCACATCACCAAGGGCGACACTGGTCAACTCAAGACCTTCCGTGTGGTGTCCGTCGATTCCGGCACGACCATGACCATCAGTCCTCCGATGATCACGGCGCAAGGTGGCACCGACTCCGAGCTGCAGTATCAGAACTGCGTCATCAACACCAAGGCTGCGAACTCCGCGCTTGTCTTCCTGAACACGGTGGCCGCTTATGCCAACCCGTTCTGGCAGAAGGACGCAATGGAGATCCTGCCGGGTCGCTACGCCGTCCCGACCGACGCAGGTACCGCTGTGATGCGCGCCTCTACCGATCAGGGTATCGAACTGGTGTGGCAGAAGTTCTACGACATCAACACCATGAAGACCAAGTATCGTCTCGATACTCTCTTTGGTGTCGTGAACAAGCAACCTGAGATGTCCGGCATCATGCTGTTCTCGCAGACCTAAGACGTGAGTTGACAGGGACCTAGGTCCCTGTCACTTACTACCAACATTCTGAAAAGGAAATCATCATGAGCAATATCGTTTATCCGAATGGCCGCGTCGAAGTCGCCGTAGCCGCCAGTGACAAGGTCGCCGTCTTCAGCGAAGGCAGTGTCACGCTTTCACAAGAAGTTGGTTATCCCAACGTGCCTTCCACAGTTGATGTACTGGCTGAGGTTGCAAGCGGCCTGTACACCACTGCCGCCTTCTCGGCTGCAGCAACAGTCATCATTGAGGCAGGTGCCGCGCCAGTCTACTACGAAGTCGGTACTGATGCCGTGGTCAAGGCACGCAAGGGCGAAGTGTATCAGGGCGATCCTGTTGCACTGAACGCTACTGGCGCTGTGACTGCTGCCGCAATCCTGGGTGGTATCGTGACGTCCACTACGGCAGCTGCCGTAGCTGGTACGATCCCGACTGGCGCTGTGATGGATGCCTCCTCGTCCTTCGCAGTGGGCGACTCCATCGATTGGTCGGTTATCACGACTGGTGCCAACGCCTTCACCGTGACGGCGGCCGCTTCTGGCCACACAGTAGTTGGTAATATGGTGGTAGCCGCAGGCAAGGCTGGTCGCTTCCGTACCCGGAAGACGGCGGCCGATACCTTCGTGACCTACTCGCTGTCCAACACCTAAGCAACTTTGCTAGACCGGGTTCGCTCGGTCTAGCTCCTTCAAGGAGAACGCAAATGGACTTCCCACGCCTGGTCTACAAGTCAGCTGCCGAGCACAGCGTAGCTGATACCAAAGAGGAGTTTGACCTACTCCGCAAAGAAGGTTGGTTCGCCTCCGTGCCTGAGGCCCTGGCCAAAGAACACACTATTGCCGATGAGCCGATCGCTGATGAGACCATACCGCCTACACGTGATGAGCCGATCGCTGATGAGACCATACCGCCTACACGTGATGAGCTGGAAGCCAAAGCCAAGGAGCTCAACATCAAGTTCA